AGGAAAAATTAGCTATAAAATTTGAGTGTAAACCCCTTGACAATGCTTAGTATTGCAATTGCTATCATTTTTGATATATAATACCACATGAAGCTATATCGCGTCCAAGCAAACTATAAAAATATATATGTTGATGAGATGCTTGAGGCTGAGAACGATAAAGCCGCTCTTGAGATGTTTTCAAAGAAGGTTGACTCAGGAGATGTAATAGAACGTGAAGGTGCTGGGTTCCATGATCCTAATTTCCTTTTCGTAACCTTCGAGGAGGTTGACCGAGATGCAACTACAAAAGTTAATATCGGAAAAACTTCAGTTGGAGTCCAAGTGGGCACAACAAGCGTTGGAGCAGGGTAGAGTTACAACGGATATGAAGTGGATCGATATAAAGATCAAAGATCTAAAAACTAAGATCAATGATCAAAGTGTTGAAGACGCGAAAGCTGGTCTTTACGATATCGCTAGTTAAAAAAAACTAGCATTTTTATTTTTTTCATATTATTCCTAGGCCATCTATGTCTCAAACCAAAAATAAAATTAATAAAACTTCAAGTATTGTAGATGATACAATTTATTTATTTGATTATAAAAATTATTGGATAGAAAATACAGCACAAGGACATTTAATAAAAATTTGTCATGGTGCTAATGATAGAGTTTTAGAAATTGACTGCAGGTGGGATAAAAGAAAAAGAGATAAAAGTGGGAGAGTTGTAAATGACATTCGTGTGGAAACATCCAAAGTATTACGAAGAACTAAAAAAACTTAAAGAACAGCAAGCTGACGAAAATAATCAGGACTCGGAGAACAGTAAGGACACGGAACCTGAGAGCCCTCAGGAGTAATAATTGTTTTTATATTCTTACAAGGTAAGCAGCTAAGTTTATTCCTTGGCTTCTCCCCAGGATCGTCCAAGTGCGATATCAACTTTGGAAGGTACTTTGAGATCTTCGATTGCATTTTCCATTATCTCCTTTACAGCTTTTATATCAGATTCTTCATTAATTGAAAAACATAATTCATCATGAATTTGTAATAGTGGTTTATAACCTGCTTTATAACAATCAATCATAGCTTGTTTTGTTTGATCTGCAGCTGACCCTTGGATTAATCTATTTAAAGCCTTATAAGTAAAGGCTCTTCTAATGTTATTGCCATAAATCGCTTTAGCCTCCTCATATTGCATAGCTTTGTTCATTCCGAAGGTAGATGGCTCCCACATGTCAAATCGGCATTTACGACCCCTTATCGTGCGAATAAACCCATATTTTGAGGCAGAGCTAGACACATCTGTAGCTAATTTCTTAACAAATGGTACTCTATCACCATATTGCCTTAATAAAGCTTCAGCTTTATCCTTAGAAATACCCAACTCCTGGCCTAATTTATTTTTACCCATACCATAAAATAATCCTAAATTAATAGTTTTAGCTTGAGACCTAGTAATTCCTGCCATATCTGCCACAATTTGATGGAAGTCCGCAGATTCATTTTTATAAGCTTCAATAAACTCTGCTGCACCCTCGAAATGATCGTTCACGGATGCAGCATAGTGTGCAACAAGCCTAGGCTCTTGTTGTGAGTAGTCGAAACTACCCCATTGTCTACCTTCTTCTGGTAAAAACAAACTTCTAATTTTATCTCCATATTCTTTGTTTCGTGCAGGAATCTGTTGCAAGTTTGGGTTTGAATATGATAAACGTCCACTTACAGTTCCACCTTGGTCAGATCGTAACTGATTTATTTCGGAATGTATTCTACCTTTGTGAACATATCTTTGAATGGAGTCTATGAATGTTGAATGAAATTTATTTATTTCTCTTGCTTCTCTTATTAGTTGCGCTATCGGGTTATCACAGTTCACTAGCCAGTTTTGGGTAAAGCTTGGTTCTTCGGTTTTCGCTGTCCGTGGATAATCCACACCGATACGGTCAAACACTTGCGCTACCGAACGTGCTGCCCAAATATCTACATCTAAAGTTGTCTCTTTTTTTATTTTATATAACACTTCAGATTCTTTTTTCTTAAATTCTTTTTTTAATATTTCTGCCTTTTCTTCATCTACTCTAATTCCAGTTCTTCTTGTTTCTATTAATATAGGGAGCAGCTCCATCTCCATCTCCCACACATCATGTAAACTTTGTTTAGTAATTTCTGTTTTAAATCTTTCCCATAATCTTAAAGTTAAACCTGCATCTTGTTCAGCATAATAACCTACATAGCCTGCAGGGAGTCTCCATAAATCTGCTTTAGGATCGATACCCCATTCTTTCGCTTTTTCATTTAAGAATGTTTCGTTTTTAATTTCTCCTAAATAATCTTTAGCACATGCGTTCAGACTAAAACTAAATCTGTTTTCATTAATTAGAGCAGCAGCAATCATGGTATCAACAATCTTACCTCTGATTTCAAATCCATTTACTAATAACCAACCCACATCATAAGAAGCATTATGAAATACTTTAGTTGCAGGAAGTCTTAAAATATCTTGCATCCATGCCGTTGTAATTGCAGAGTCCATATTACCCCCTGCGTCATGAGCTATTGGAAAATACCATTGTTGACCAAGAGCTGCTACTGCAAACCCTACGATATGACCATCAAAGGTTGCCCAACCTGCGCCTTTACTTTTAATGTTTGGATCCTTAGTTTCTAAGTCGATTGCTATTTCAGTTGCTTTGGATAAGTCTGGGTATTCTGATGGACAAATCCAATCACTGTCATTGTATATAAAATTTAATTGATGAGTCATTAGTTTTTTAATTTTGAGTTAAATCCATTTTTTTTAATGTTTGTAAGTGCATTATCCCAAGGCATATCTACCAGAAATATATAACAATCTGCACAATAGTAAATTTTTTCATGAATAATAACTGCTTTATCTAAGTTACATTCTTCACAAATAATTGGTTCAAATAACTTATTTCTTTTTTTGATTTGGCTCATCTTGTATCTTTAATATTTCTAATTGACAATAATGTATTATTTTTTGTAAATCTTCTATACCATTTTTGTAAGGATATCTAAGCACATATTTAATTACATTACCTTGAAAAAAAGATAAATCATTTTTAGATATAAATTCGTAAGGTTGTATCTTAAAAAATTTATAGTGACTCCCCCCTACCTGCTTATCTTGAGGAAATGCATCCTCAAACATTGTTTTATTTACCATAAGTTGCCTCATATTGTTTAAAGTATTTTCCTAATGGAAAATTATATTGATGATAGGTGCCCAGCAGATGGAGTGTTTGTTTAGATCTGGTGGCTCCTGTATACCAAACTCTAAGTTCTTTTACCTTATCTGCTAAATTTTTTTTATCAAAATGTGATGGAAAGTTACATTTGCTCGCCAGGACAACATTATCCGCTTCTCCACCTTTTACTTGATGAATTGTATCTATAATTATTTTTGGAGGTTGTGTTAGATCTACACCTTCTGCCATTAATTTTTGAAAATATTGTTTATCTTTATCTTTAAACTTTCTCTTAAATACTTGATTCCATGGTCCTTTTTCATCTCGCATACCACATCTTAAGTGCAGCTCATCAAAGCTAAATACTTGGTTAGCATGAGCAAAGCTCCACTTCTTACTGTCCGTTGACCGGTAGCCGTGATCTATGTTCAATAAATACTCATACATGGTGCAAGCTTCTTCTCTAGTGATGCTGCCACCTTCACATATTTTTTCCCAATGTTGAATTGCATAATATTGATTAGGGTCAAATGATTTATTATTTTTTTGATCTTGATAATATAAACCTAAATCTCGTGCCTCCTGCTGCAGCTCTTTCTTTACATCATTAATTCTAGCTAAGACCATCCAGTCTCCTTCTAAATCCCAAGGCACTTTTTTTAAACCGTTCCACCTGTAAATGGCACCTTCTTTACCATTAGATAAGAATTCTTTTTCGACTCGGTTATCACCCATACTCTGTAATAAAGTATTTGAGAAGAAATGTACATTTTTATTTAATCGTACTGATTTCTTTAACACTAAAGATTTACCAGGAAACTCTTGAAACAAAGTTACATCAGCGCCATTCCATTCATAAATTGCTTGGTCATCATCACCCGCAAGATAAACTCGATCAACAGCTTTTGCTAATTTAACAACCAAGTCCCATTGCAAAGGTGTTAGATCTTGAGCTTCATCAACCATTAATACTTTAAAAGGTATCGACAAACCTTCATCAATAAACTTTTGCACCATATCGGTAAAATCTAATCTGTCCGGTGTCCGTTGGCCGTTCTCCATTTCCATTGTTTTAAATTGTTCGTATCCTGCAATAATGGATTTGAATTGCTGTAACCTTACGGCTTTTCTAGATTGCTGTTTATACAACCACACTGGATCCACTTTCATGTTTCTAGCTCTGTCGTAAATTTGTAACGACCAATTGTTATAAACCTTTTGATCGTCATGACCTTCCTTGTAATTAACTTTTACAGTTCCATACTGTGTATGAAACATCAGTAGGTCTGCTTTAGGATCTAATACGGGAATCTCAGCAAACTGTTGTCTTGCCAGAGAATGTAATGTTCTAAAATATTTAAAATCATCTTCGTCATATTCTTTAAATCTTTTTCTAACTCTAGCTACACATTCATTTACAGCTTTGTTAGTAAATGAGATATAACAGATTTCATCTGGGCTGTAACCTTGTTTTAGATATCGTTGTACCCTTTTTAAAAGGTTCTCGGTCTTACCTGTTCCTGGTGGCCCAAAGATTTTAATTGTCTTCCCACGCAGCTTTTGCTTTAACGAATTTGACATCTTTATTTTTATGCTCTGTTTGTTTAGGCAATGCTACTACCCAATGCCTGCTGCTAATGTTTTGAAATTTCTTTTTAGGTATTGCTCCACCTGTTTCTAAAAATCTCGTACATTCTTTTTCGTTCCAATTATAACCCATTTTTTTCATAAAGGATCTGAAGGTTTCTAGCTTAAACCTCATCTCATTTTCATCTCTCCAGATGTTACCTGATTCGATTTGATCAAATTCTGTAGTATCTTCCACATCTTCTAAGAACCTAGTCATTCTAGAATTAAACACATCATCCATTTCCTCACCTTCATCAAAACCTTCCATGTCTTGTTTGTTTTGAATGAGTTCATCAAGCCAATCACGATAAGGGTCTGGATCTCTTTTAGTAGGCTTCAAAGGTCGCCATACAATATCATAATTTAATAAAGCTTCTCCCAACAACTGTTGTTGGTATAATTGTTTTGTAGATAGTCGAATAGATTTACCTTGAATAGGAAGTATCCAATAAGGTTCTGGATAAGAGTTTACCTTTAATAGTTTACCAACTTCAGGTAATGCTTCATTAGCACCAATACCAAACTTTCTTTTTATACAAGTGCTTGACACACAATGCATTCGTGCAATTGATGTTTTACATTTGTAGGCATAGTCTTTGTTCTCTACACCTTTAAAAATATTATTTAACTCCTGCGGGTGTAAGGGTTCACTACAAACCTTAGTCATCATGTTACGTGTCCAATCTTGATACATAACAGCATCTGGATTAATTTTTTTTGCTAATACTGCTACGTTAAACATAGCATCATTACGACC